ATCATATACTCCTAGCATATATTACTGTTATTATACAACAGTTCTGAGGAAAAGTCTACAGGTTAAATAAAAAAGTTTGTGGGGTTGACTCTAGGGCGAATCTCCTGTATAATAAATTAAGCGTTTTTGAGGTGGGTCAATGTACCCTGTCTGGTTTAGAGCCTGGAAAACGAATCAGATTATTTAGATCAGAATCATCATTCGAGAACGAAACATCCATGTTTTCTCTAACGAAGTCGTCTTCTTCTTCCTTTATTTTTCTAAAATTATCTAAGTATGTATTAAAGTAATCAAGTACACCTTTTGCTGGTTTTGTTAAACATACTATGTTTTGAGTGTTTATAACTAATTGTTGATCTGCGTCTTGATGCAACATAAACGGTCTAAAGGTATACCAACGGATTTCGCGTTTACGATCTTCTTGACATAAGATAGTTAGACAGTTTGTAACAACCATTGCCTCTGTATATTCGTCTTCTATTAGATCAAGAACGTCACAAACTAATTCCTCACCAGTAGTGAGTTTTATCTGTTTTATATCTCTCATAGTTTTACCTCATGTATCTTATAACTAAATTGTTCTTTTGCATAGATCTTTATTCTTTCCTCAGAATGAGTTAATGTAAAGTTTCTTCTTAACTTCCAATGTAAATCATCTGCGAGATCATATAATGTTGCGTCACTTCCATCATCACTCTTTCTTAGACTTCGGCCTATCGACTGCAATACCCTTACCTGAGACTTAGAAGGACTAGCAAAAATAATATTGTGAAGGTTACGAATATTAATTCCCGTTGAAAACGTACCCATAGACGCGACGATAACGGCGTTCTTCTGTGATTCAACAATTCCTCTAATGACTTCTCGGTCACTCGCTTCGACTTGTCCTGATACATAAAATATTTTCCTTCCTTCGGCGGCACCATCTCGGATCAACTCAAATAATGGTTTACCGTGTTTCTCGACATACTGGAATAGAACGAGTGTGTTACCTTTGAGATCCAGTGCAAGATTCTTAATTAACTTATTTCTACCTTCGTGTTGAACAATGAAATCCAGTTCGTCGTGATATTCTTTTCTACCAAACTCCTTACGGATTTTTTCTGGATATGTTAGTAGTAGTACATTTATGTTTAGTTTAGAAAGTGTGTTATTGTCCTGTAACTTCTTTGTTGTTGTTACATTATATATCTTTCCAAATAGCCCCTGTAATACCAGTTCGTGTGTCTGTGTACCGTCGAGTGTACCTGTCGTACCAAACCTATATTCTGCTTCCCTACATTTATTCATAATGGTTGTCAACGATTTAGATTTAAACCCATGACATTCATCACCTATTACGCACCCGAATTTTTCAAACCACTTGGACGGTAGTTTGTATATGGACTGCCATGTAGAAATTACAACTCCCTTGTTGGTTTCTTTATCTTTCCCTGAGTAGATCTTGTGACAAGCGTTCTCGACTAACATACCATAGTCTTCAAAGTCGTTATACATCTGTTGTACCAATGAGGTAGTCGGTACAATAATTAAAACCTTTTTAGATCCTTTATAATCGTTTAACATTCCTAAATAATATTTAATGAGGATATATATAATTAAGGATTTACCAGAACCAGTCGGTGATACTAAGACAGATCGTTTCTTGTGCAACGCTTCGCAGATCGCTTCAAACTGATAATCCCTGACTTTGATAGGAGATCCTCTTGACATGATTTCTAAATTTTTTATGAACTCCAGTACAGAATCGGGTTGTATACCATTAGTTGCATCTGGACTACCATAAAATTTATCATGTTCTACAATAACAGGATAGTTCCGAGGTTTTGCGAACTCTCTTAAAAAAGGAAATAGACCAACAGGTAATTCATTTGTACGCACGTCAAACAAACGGATCTTACCATCCCAAACGCGATTTTTATAAGCGGGCATAAATTTATAGCCAGGAACATAGAAAGAGAAAAAGTCACTCAATTCATTTGCAATTCCATGATCACATTTTACACGCAAAACACTGTGATTTAAATTTTTAACAGTAAGGTTGTCCATGATACCTATAAACTCCAATAACGAATGGGATACTCTGAAAGAGGTGATCTTAGGTACTGCCGATCATATGAACTGGCCAGATACAAAAGACTTTCGTTCTAAATTTAAAACCGCACCTAATGGTAAAGTTCCCAACTCTATTATATATCAAACTAATAACGCATTAAAATTCTTCAAAAAGGTTCTCGAAAACGAAGGTGTCAAAGTACTTCGCCCGGGCGAGATAAACTATCGTGAGAGAAATGGGTTCGGGTGTTACTCACCAAGAGACAGTATTCTAATTATCGGTGATAAAGTTATTTGTTCTCCCATGCATCTAAAGGATCGTATGATGGAACAGGAAGCACTGTTACCACACTTGACTGGTAGATCATATATCACATTCCCTGACATAGAATCAGATTATATGTTTGACGCCGCAAACGTCATGCGTTGTAACAATGACATACTATATCTTATAAGTTCGACTGGTAACTTCGCTGGTGCAAGATGGTTACAAGATGTCCTTGGTTACGAGTACCGAGTCACAACCATTCCTAAGACTGTATATCATGGCAGTCATATAGATTCTACTATTATTCCTTTGCGTGAAGGTTTAGTGATGTTGAACAGTGCAAGAGTAAAAGAAGAAAACATTCCAGACTTTATGAAAAACTGGGATAAGCTGTGGATACTGGACGAAGACATTGTTGACCATAAAACTATAACACCATCAATTTGCACAAAATGGATGGCGTTGAATGTATTCAGTATCAATCCAGAGTTGGTGGTATGTGATCCAGATCAATATACAATACGTGAAAAATTAAATCAAGTGGGTATTGAAACTATAGGAGTCAAACTTCCACATGGTAGATATCTTCTTGGTGGACATCATTGTACTACATTAGATACAATCAGAGAATAAAAAACGTATAAATAACACAATAAACAAGAGGATTGAAATGGCACATACGGTAGTTGACAAATTTACATCAAGTTCATCTGATGATTACAATAACGATTCTGATTTTATACAACAGATCGTTAAAAGTGGTCATACATCACACGCTGATATACTTAGTAATATTGTAGATTCTGATGCCGCAACTTCAGATTTCTTGACTATGAGAAGTGCAGTTGGTACAATATTAGATGCAGCAACATATTCTGATTTTAGTACCGCCGATCAACATATCTATCGTACAACTGTTTGGGATAATGACACTCAGTATGTTAACTATAGAAATGAAATGGTAAAACTAGATATCAATGGCCCGTTTAGAACAGTTGATTATGTTCGTAGACTTATTAGACACAGTTCTTCTACAGATTCCGATGGTAATAATTGGGGCGCTTAAGATCCGCTCTCAAACATCTTCCACCTAATCATATTACCAATCGTCTGGTGACGCCAGTTTAGATTGTTGACTATCTCAGTAAGAGTTTCACACACAGTTTTCCAATACACAACCCTTTCCTCAGACTTCTGTATGTCTAGGTCTGCGTCGTAGTATTTGTTCATATCACCCTTCATCACGAGTTTACCATCAAGTGGATCATAATCCCAGCCTCTAGACTCTACTTCATCTTTATCCATCTTACCGTTGTAGTATAACCACTTATCTTTCAACAAAGACTTCTGTTGCATCTCTGCACGAGTTTTCTGCATCTTTGCATCTGCGAGATACCCAAGATACTTTGCATGTAGTTGTGGAGTTTTTCGTGAATCTTCGTCTAACGAAGTTCCAGATATTTTACTATCTTCTTCCCAGAGTTCTAGGATTTTCTTTATGTCCATAATATACTTTCATTTATTCTACTGTGAATGTTGTGTAAGCAAATGTTACAGGCAACACCACATATTCAATTGCACCTACAGATGCTGCAAATTCAATGTTTCCAAGTGAAATAGGAAAACATGATTTATATAGTATTTTCTTTATTGCGTTATTATTACTATTAAGAATAGATAATCTGATATCGTATTCTGGCAGATCTGACATCGCTGCATTTCCAAGTCCAGTTTGAGCCTCACTGGGTGTCTTAACCTTTTCGTTTACAAGAGACTCCATCCAAGATTTGATCTCTGTGTATACTTGCATTTGTTCATCTAACAAAACTTCTACGTTCAATTCACCAAACTCTAGTGTATCTCCAATAAATTTTGCGTCAGTTCTTTTATAACTAACCAAAGTTGGATTCATTGTTAGTGTTGGGTGCGATACTCTCTGTGCAAAAAATTCAATATTAGGAAATCTGTCACGGAATATCGACAACTGATAACCGTTTGGTTGCAAGAAGTTTCTTTGTTGAAGCGTTGATGATGTGGTTGCCATAAATCTATCCTATTATTATAACTCTATTTATAAGGATTTGTATTGGTACTCCCCACAGGACTTGAACCTGTAACCAAAGCGTTATGAGCGCTCTGCTCTAACCATTGAGCTAGAGGAGTATATTGGTCGGAGATACAGGATTTGAACCTGTGACCCTCTGCTCCCAAAGCAGATGCGCTACCAGACTGCGCTAATCTCCGTGGCCCACTCTATAGGATTCGAACCTATGACCTACGGTTTAGAAGACCGTTGCTCTATCCTGCTGAGCTAAGAGTGGATGATTTTCTAACATTATAGAGCAATTGGTTTGGGTTGTCAACCCTTAATGGCCGTACAATTTAAATGACAGGGCGAAACATGTTTTGCCTTTTCCAACAAAAATTCCTTGTGATCTTCATCCAAGGTATCAAGGTAGTCACACCACTCCGAGAAAGTTTGAGTGTGACAAGGATATTCCTTCCAAGAAATATTATTGGAACTATGAGCGGCCATTACATATGCAGTAGCATCTTGCATACGTTCAAGATCGCTAACGATATAGGTGTCACCACCCTTCATTTTCCAGTAGGCATTACCACTGGAAAACTTACCGTCTTCACAGTGAGCGCCATAATTTTCGAGAACTTGAGTTTCAACTACATACATGTTTTATCCTTCCACACGATCATGTACAGGAACCGCACCACTATGGGGATTTCCTGTTATTTTTTCTACCGCCTGACTAAAGCGACTGTCACTAGTAGCGGCATAATTACCACCAAACATAACCCATTTTTTTCCAGCTT